CTTCTGGGCGTCTGGGCGAACTGGCAGTCCGAACCTCTGGCCGCGGCGGCAGCGATGCCCGCGACGGGGTTCATCAAGATCAAGTCAAAGACCGGCGGTAACTTCGCTGCCGGCGTTCTGACAGGCATCACAGCAACCGCATCCGGTCCTGATGGCGTCGGATGGATCGAGGTCAGGGGCGCTGACACGGCGACGATCACCGTCCCTCGCGTCGGCAGGTTTGAGACAATAGGAGACTGGTTCGAGCTTGGGACGACGACGGGTGTCCGCGGTCAGGTTCTGGCCTGTCCGACGACAGCCACGATTCTGGGCGTCTTCCCTGGCATCTGGGTTGAAACAGCTGCGGCTTCCGGCGTCTACGAACGCTGGTTCGGCGTTGGCTCCATGGTCAATCTTGCGACCAATGCCACAGATGAGCGCGGCAAGATGTTCTGGCAGATCGCCACAGGCATCCGTATCGGTTCCGATGGCACCAACAATGTCGGGTTCCTTCCTCCTGCTGGCTGCCGGGTCAGAATACCAAACGTCATCCTGACTTGCTGCACAAGAACTGCCGCTGGTTCGGGTATACGGGTTCTTCCGAACGCCACGTTTGCGACACGGCAGGAGTTTGTCACATCATCGGCCGGCGACATCAGGCTCGGCAACTGTGTCTTCCAATGGTATGGGAACTTTCTCCAGGCTTTCCGCGCTGATGTGTTGAACTGCGCGATATCCGACAGTCTGATCCTTCAGGAAATCGCCTCAGCCATCAACGTCAACAATGTCATCGTCTCCCCGACGCAGGCGCAACTCAACAATGCCCTCAACATGGTCTCCTGCTTCGGCGGAGGTGCTATTCAAAATTCACTGTTCTCAAGGTTCTCTACCGCCACCGGAACATATGTGGCAATTGCGAGTTACATTAACGGGGTTACGTTCACGAACTGCAAGGTCGCGTGCCTGACACCAAAGGCGACTTCAACAGGCGGGGTATGGCTTGTCACCCAAGCCAACAACTGCACATTCAGTCTGACCAAGAATATCGGCGGGCGCATGGCGTTCTCCGCTTCCCAGAAGTGCACCGTCAACGATACCAGTCACGCCGACAACATCGCTGGAACCACAGTAACCGGCTCCGCGTCCTATGCATTTGACTTGTCCCTTGGTTGCGCAGACATGGCCTTCAGCGGCCTTGATTTCTTTGGTCTAGCCAACCAACAGCCAAGGGCTGGTCTCCTGACTGCGAATGCCTGCTACAGAACGGTCATCAGAAACATAGGGACCGCTGCGTCTCCGCTTGACATGGGGACAGTCAACCCGGCACTGATCGGGGTAAACGGCGGAGGAAACAACGACGGCATCACGATTCAGCGCGTCTTCCTGTCCAATACCGGCACCGGGCCATATCTGTTCCTGAACTCGGACAACAATGTGCTCTTGGAGCAAGTAGCTGGCGATTACGCGGACACTTCGACCATCGCATCACTCAACACGGTGGCGAAGGGCATCACTGCGGTTGGCGCGACTACAGGACAGGTTTCTGTTTACGGCACGCACTGGAGGGACTCGTTCTCCTCGGCAACGGTCGGCAAGATCGAGATTTCTTGTAATGAACCCACACTGGCCTCGGCGGCGCAGTGCTCATCAACATCAGGAACCCCAAGGTTCAACTCCAGTGGTTCAGTAGCGCTGACGACCATTGGCGATCAAGTCACATGGGAGATGAGCTACTTCGCCGAAGGCCATACTGCTTTAGCGAATCTGGCTCCGACGCTAACCGGAATCGGAACGGCCAACCTGAACTACGAGTTCCAGTATGACAAGGGATCTGGCTACAACGGGACATGGCTGGTTCTCAGCGCTGCCAATCTGACCGGAGCCGGAGCAATAACTCCCTCGGTCGGAGTCAAGCTTAAGGTCCGCGCGACATGCGCCGTGGCTGGCGCAACAAACCTTTTGACGAACATCGCTATTCCAACAGTCACCTCAACCACGGATCAAAATGCGATTGTCTACCCGCTCAGCACTGTCCCTGTGACATTCGAAAGCGTCGTTATCGGATCTCGCCTTTATGTCATAGCCGCTGCCGGCGGGCCGCTTCCGGTAGGCACAGTGATTTACAGCAACGATATCACGGCGTCTCCGGTGACCTTCAATGTTGAGTTCACCGGAAATCAGCCGATCCTCTACCGGGTCCGGAAGGCGACGTCCGCCCCATTCTACAAGCCGATTGAAGCCACCGGGACTATAGTTTCAACAGGCTTCTCCACCGTGATCCAACAAGTTCCCGACGCCTAGGATTAAAAAAGATGCCGATTGTCTCCGCCGACTGGTCAATTGCTGATGCGACCAAGAACATCAGATATATTGGCGCTGCGCATGGTGGCGGATCGCCAAGCTATGCCACCGTTATTGAGTTTCACAGATGGCTTCAAGACAAGGCAGACGATGCCGTATTTGTCGGCGACGACGCTCTCGACATCACGAAGACGACGCCTTCGGAGCGATCCACCGATAACATCATCACGCTCCTCGGCACCTACAATATCGACGACACCGCAGCGGAACATCTCTATGATGGTTCCATAATCCAGAGCGCTGGAGCCGTGATCTACGACGGCATCGTCAACTACGGCAACACGACGTTTCTCAACCTTCTTCAGAATGGCGCCATTGTAACTTCGCAGTTCTGGAACTCTTTTGCGCCCGCTGGCTTCAACGCTGATGCCACTCAAGGTATCTCGCATCGCTTCTTGATCAAAGTCAGAACCGGCGGCGCCGACATTGACGGCCGAAAACTTCTCGGCATGTCGCGCCAGATCAACAAGACATGGTCTGAATTTCCTATTGCCGCCACGGCGCGAGGCAACAACGTCTTGGCTCTCTCCGAGGCCGATGATCTCAACAATGCCACCGCCGCAGCAACAATCGCGACGTGGACAGATATCGTCAACGATAATCAGGGCTACGTCGGCATCGACGCCGATGGAAATGCCGTCAACGAGTTCTATTATTCGAATTGGGAGATCGGCTCCCGCACAAAGAACCAGTTCTACGAGCGCACCAAATGGCTGACTCGTCAGGGCAACACGACTCCGATCTATGGCCTCCCCGGACAGGTATTCCGCGGGATCACCCACGAGATCACCATTGACACCCCGACGGGAACATTCGTTCAGCCTGAAGCTGTTTCATGGGCTGGTGGCGCCGGACAGCTTCTTGCCATCAACAGTGTCACCGCTGGCACCAAGATGTGGATTCAGCTTCTCACAGGTGTGACTCCCACTGATAACCAGGTAATCACGGGCGGCACCTCTGCGGCGACATGCTTGGTCAACGTCACCGTCGTGTCGCGACCGGTATCGGTTCCGTTTGTTGGAGCTTCCACCGGCTCTGCCATCATTGGCGCCTACGGCCTTGGTATCGGCGCAGACGATCTTGCGGCGGCTGACAAGGTTACAGACCTCACCAACACGCTCCGGGTTCCTCCAAACAATGTCGTGTTCTCAGTTGCAGGCCTTGTCGTCGGTGAAGACAGAGTTCTGGTTGGTCCAGGCTCCGGTGGCGTCCTTCTTGAGAATCAGTTTACCCTTGCCGTTGCCAGAACAACAGACAACATCACCACAATCACGGTAAACACCGCGATCCCGACTGACACCCCTTCTGCCGGAACTATCCGCGTCAAGGATAATGCCGGGCTATTCCGCAGGCTTCCCTACACCAGCTATGCTGGGTCCGTCTTCACGATCTCGACCACAGATGGCAACGAAGACTTCGCCGCAGTTAACGCCTCAATCGGCAACTCAGTCTTCATCTCGTATATAGACAAGCTTGCCACTGCGACGTCGGAAGCTTTCACCTCAGTTTATCTTGCGGATCGCCAGCTTTTCATCCGCGTCAGGGACGGAGCTTCGACCCCGATCAAGACCTTCGAGACTACCGGCACGCTTGGTTCGGGCGGTGGATCGACAACAGTTATCAGAACGACTGATCAATAATGGAGCCCGGCCTGACATTAGGCCGCCTCATCGCTGCGGAGCGGAATGCCCTGACTGCTATACAGGTTGCGCAGGATGCATTGAAATCCTTCTCTGATCTGCTACTGCGGGTGCAGCGGCTCGAAGCGGAGAACCAGTCCTTGCGGATAGAAATCAATCAGGTCCGAGTTATCGCCGCGCTCAAGATCGGGAATGGCCCAACTGCTGGAGGCTAACCGATGGCATACAGCGTCAATTGGCTCACAAAAGTAATTACGATTCCAAAGACTGACCTCACCGTGGTTTCGGCGTCGCCTGAAATATACCAGCTTGATGTCAACCAGTTCTGGCAGCGTATCCACGACATCCAAGATGACGTCGGAATGCCGTATGTTGACATCATGCGAAGCAACGCACCGGTGACTCTGGCTGGAACCACGTATGCGAGATCGGTAGAAGTCATTAACGGCTACAAGATCGAGTTCCAGAACGGCAGCTATCAAGTCAATCTGGTTGGAGCCAACAACAATATCGGTGACGCCAGAGTCCAGAACTCGGTGTCCCTGAACTCATCAAACTCGGCCGGATTGGTCAGAGGTGGAGCCGCTGCCGAGGACGTCTGGAAATACCTGATCGAAGGAGCGTTTACGGCAGAAGAGTTCATGCGCGTTATCGCTGCCGCTTTGGCCGGCAAGGTATCCGGAGCCGGAACGAACACAGAGACTGTCAGGAGCCTCACAGACGCGAAGAACCGGGTGACCTACACGGTTGACGCTGCTGGCAACAGATCGAGCGTAGCGCTGGATGTGACCTGATATGGCAAGGTTTCTGAGAGCCCGAGCGTTTGCTGCAAGGTTCTTCAACGCGAGGTTCCTGCAACCGGAATCTGATGTTGTTGTTGCCGAGCCTCAGATTTTTGTCGGCAACCGCGTCGGACCAAGATGGACTCCCGAGGCAAGGCGTCCAGAATTTACGGACATCGCCATCGGAGGTTTCTCCATTGGCGTGTCAACTGACTTCGCTGAGGCCGCGCGCCATAGCGTCGTGGAGCTATTTGAGTTCGGAAGTTCCGATGACATCGCAGAGTTCAGCAGAATTTCCGCTGGCGCAGTCGCGGTATCGGAGTCCGGAAGTGACGACTACGCAGAGATCAGCATCAGCAATGAAGCCATCCGCCGCAGCCATAACGCGCTGATGTTTGAACTCGCAGCGTGAAGCCAGGGATAAGCCGGATGTCGATGATTCCAAAATACACATTCGGAGAATCTCTGAAGGCGCTGTTCGGGCTTGCGATGAAGAGCCATGAGCGAGTCGCAGAGCTTGAGGCTAGGCTTGCGAAGCTGGAAAGGCTCCCTGGGGAAAAAGGCGAGGATGGGGCTGCTGGATTAGGATTTGATGATCTGACTATGGGCTACGATGGGCAAAGAGAGCTTACTTTCAATTTTATCAAAGGCGATAAAACAAAGTCGTTCTCATTCGAACTTCCTATCCCAATCTATATCGGAGTCTATCGGGATACTGTATCCTATAAAAAGGGGGATGGCGTCACGTGGGCTGGTTCGTATTGGACGGCTCAAAAAGACAATCCAGATCAGAAGCCCGGAGCGGAAGACTCCGGTTGGCAGCTTGCGGTCAAGAGGGGAAGAGACGGCAAGGACAGAGAAGTCGTCAAATCTGAACCTTCCCGCGACTCCATTCAGTTGAACCCGAAAAGGGAGTCCTGATATGTCGGACTCCATGACGTCTCGCCCGAAGTCCTTTCTCGTTGTTGATGAACCATCCGAGGACAAGACGCTCCTCACCGTTCAGGAGATGCGCGCTGCGGCCGGACTTCTGACGACTGACGCCACGAAAGATGCGACGCTTACCATGCTCGCCGGGTTCAGCTTCGCCGCAATAATGGCTGAATGCAACATCGCGGCTGGAGCGGGCGGCGATCCAACTCTGAGGCAAGAAGTTCTAACGCAGACCGTTTTCAATGCCTATGAGCAGGAAATTATTCTACTCCGGCGTCACAATGTCGATATCCTTTCCGTCATCGCAGATGGAGCCGATCTCACCGAGGACGACTACTGGGTCGATCCAGAGGCTGGCCTAGTGACGAGAGTCCAGACCGGCACCCCGGTTCGCTGGAACTGCAAGAAGGTTGTCATCGAGTATGTCGCTGGGTTCGAGACCATCCCAGGAGATCTCAAGCAGGCCGCCGCTGATTTCCTCAGAATCCAATACAACGAGTCCACAAGAGACCCCAGTGTTAAGGCCAAAGATGTCGAGATATATGGCGTCGAGCGGAAACGCACCGAATACTGGGCTGGAGCCCTGCCGGGACAGGGGAGCACAGGCGCTGTTCCCGACATCGCATCCGGTGCACTGAAGCGCTATCGCAGACTAGTACTGATCTAAAGGAAACTGAAATGAAAGAGATTGTTGAAATGTCCGAGACTGCGGTAGCCGGAATGCAGATGGCTCCGTCGGTAAATGAAGGTGTCGGCCTCAAAGGCTTCTTCACCGTGACCTGCACCGATGCCGATGGCAAGGTGAAGTGGGCTGATGAGATCAGAAATCTTGTCACGACCGTTGGCAAGAACGATGTCCTTGATAAATACCACAGCGGCGCCGCCTATACCGCGGCCCCGCTCATGGGCCTCAAGGGCGCCGGAACCGCTGTTGTCGGGGATACCCAGGCGTCTCATGCGGGATGGCTCGAAGTCGGTTTGGCAAATCAACCGACATATTCTGGCAACCGCAAGGTTCCAGCTTATTCTGCGGCCGCCGCCGGTGTGAAATCAACATCTGCCGCGGTATCTTTCACGATCACCGGAACAGGGACCGTGGCTGGATGCTTTGTCAATATGGGCGGCGCCGCTGCAATTGATTCGACCGGCGGGGTCCTCTATTCCGCAGGCGACTTCACGCTGGGCGCCAGAGCGGTTCAGCCGACCGACATCCTGAACGTCACCTACTCCACCACCGCGACTTAATCAGACTGATTTCCGAGGGACGCAATGGCAACCTTTGAAGACTCTGTCGCTGAGTCCCTCGGCCTTTCTGACAGTGTCGTAAGGGCGCTTAGAATACCGGTGTCGTCAAGCGATCCTTTTGGCCTTTCCGAAAGCATCTCAGGCGCTCTCGGAGTAAATGTTTCGGCGTCAGACCCAATCGGGTTATCCGACTTTTCTTCCATAGCGCTGCTTCTCGGCGCGTCGGCAAATGAGTCATTCGTGTTGTCCGACTTGATTGGACCGGCGTATGAAATCATTGAGGTGTCGCTTCAGGAGGGCTTTGCCTTCTCTGAGCAATCGTCGGTCCTGCGGGTTGTTCCTGCGGATTATGCCGATAACGTCTGGTTGACGGACGCAGAAACGGGCAGGGTGAGGCATAATATTTCCTTCGAGGAGTCACTGGTTTTTTCCGATCTGATTTCGTCCAGCACGGTGATTGCCGTCTCCCATCAAGAGGGCGTTGCTCTGACTGATCAGCCGATTTCCGGGACATCAACGGCGCACTCAGTCTCTGAAAGTGTGGGCCTCGCGGACTCTGCGTCTACCTCGAAAACGGTTCAGGTTTCGGCATCGGAAGCGTTTGCGGCATCAGACTCAGTCTCTCCGGCTCCGTCAACGCGCGGATCGGCAGTGATGGAGTTCTTGCGGTTGTCTGATGCTTCGGAGGCACAGATGATCACCGGCGCAGACGCGGTCACCGAGAGCCTTCCTCTCTCCGACGCCCATAACGCCACTTCCGTCATGGGGGCCTCTGTAGGCGAGGTTATGACGGTTTCTGATGCCCCTAACGGCTGGAAGGTCGTTCCGGTTGAGATCGATGCAGACCAGACGGCTTCAGTGAAGTCAGAACCCAGAGCGGCTTCGGTCAAGGTGTCACCAAGATCAGGTAAGGTTTAAGACATGGCAGTTAACCGCCCCATTCTTCTGAGGCGCCGCAAGGACCCCGATGAGGTCCTGCTCTACAGCCTGTCGTGGGCTGACGAGATGGCTGCCCTGCAAGAAAACATCATGGCGTCAACATGGTTCATTGCTTCCGGCGCAGGTCTGACCCTTGGGCCGAACCCGTCAACGTTCACAGGGACAGGCACTAAGGTCTGGATCAGCGGCGGCGTTCTCGGAACAAAATACACGATCACGAATCGGGTCAGCGTCTCGAACGGCGAGGTCTTGGATCAGAGCGTCATCCTTAGGATGACTTCGAGGTAGTAATGGACGGCCCTGCTACCCATGAGGTGATCGCGCTTCAGCGCAAACGCCGAGCCGTTCTTTATCTCGAAGCTGCGATTGAGCTTCTTCTTGAAACCCACGGCGGCAACGGCCGAGAAGTCGAAAAGATCGTCCTGGAAGTTCTCGAACATATGAAGCAGTAGGTGCAAGATGACCACGTTAACGGTTGATGAGGTCAAGGCTGACTATGAAGAGTTCATGGAGGACAGAGGGGCCGACGGCTTCATCAGGCGCTATGCCAGGCCAGCCAACACTCCGACTGACTACGCCGTCCGTCTCAGGCTTTACACTGATCACAACTACGCCGCTCATCAATTGGCTGGATCGGTAAGCCAAGGCGACAGATCAGCGATTGTTCTGGTCTCCGATCTCGACGCAGTCGCCTTTCCACACCCGATCAAGATCGGCGACAAGGTCGTCCTCGGAGGCAAGGAGAAGAACGTCGAGTTTGTCGATGACAACACCCGCGCTATGCAGAACGTCTTGATCGCCTACGAACTCAGAGTCCGCGGCTGATGATCCCTGTTGCTGAATTCAACAAGCAGCTAACTATTGCGTTCGCCGGTCTCGACCAGAAGAGCATGGATAAAGCTCTGGCAAAGTATGCGAAGCAGGAAGTCCGCAAGGTCATCGCCTCTGGTGAGGCTAGCCCGAGATATGAGACCTACATCAACGGCGCCAGAGGCCCAGTGGACTCAGTTCGCGCTCCTGGCCCGGTGGTTTTCCTTTTCAACAATTGGCCGGCAATCATCAATACCGCGCTGGCCTCTCTGATCAAAATGAGTCCGAAGAGGTCAGGTCGGTTTGCGTCTTCATTCAAGGTCATCGTCAATGGCAGCTTGGTCAACAATGGCGATTTCGACAAGATCGGCATGAACGAAGAAGTCATCATCACCAACGCCCAGCCTTACATCCGCAAGATTGAGGTTGGGGCCATGAAGATGTCGGTTCCGCCGCGCATCTTTGACAGAACCAAGCGAGTGCTTTCCGGTAAATATCGTGAAGGCTTCAACGTCACCGTAGCCTTCCTGAACTTCGGCTCCGGCATCCATCCACTGATACCTTATCGCCTCAAGGTCGGCTCGAAGCGCAAGGGCCGCAGGGCGGGCGATCCGATCAACTATCCGTCCATCATCATCAAGGCTGAATCCTGATGTCCAGCAGAACGGCCTTCGACTCAATTCACAACATCCTGACAGCACAGTGGACGGCAACGCCGATCTATTTTGAGAACGAATACATCGACTACCCAGATCCCCCAAACTACGTCGTCATGATCGAATGTTTCGGTGACATGTGGGAGCAGGAGTCCATCGGGACAAACCCCGTTGATCTCAACAGGTGGCGCGAGGAGGGTCAAATTGATGCCCACGTATTGGCCCCACGCGGCGCAGGGTCTGCTCAAGCCAGAGGCTACGCCGAAGCGATTTGTGAAATTTTCCGAGGCCAAGAGATCGACGGAATCATCTTCCGCCGGATGTCGATTGGAGCCAGCCAGCCCGGTGACGACGACGGCAAATATTGGCGGATGACAGCAACCATAGAGTGGCAACGAGACAAGGATATCTGAGATGTTTGTGGTGATTAAGTCCTTCCGCACGGCAATGCAGCGCTTCACCGAAGGCGCGCGTCTTTACAGGTCATTTGATCTGACCCCGCATACCATGGAGAGTTTGATCTCTCTTGGCTACGTCGAGAACCAACTCGACACCCCGGCGCCAAAAGCAAAGTCGCCGAAAACCCCTGACGCAGAGCCGACACCTGAGTCACTTCCCGAATAACCCAAAGACTGATCCGCTGTTGACGCGGCTTTTGACCATGGAGAATTGATATGTCTGACTCAAACCGCGTCCAGCTCGCATGGGTCCGTGATACCCCCGGATCGCCTATCGGCACGACGCCTCCGACTCCCCGCATGCGGCTGTCCCGCTCGACAAACAACGGCATCAAATACACCCCGGAATATATCCAGTCCAGGGAACTGCGCTCTGATCGCATGAATGCCGATCCGACGCGGGTCTACCTGAACTCCGGCGGACCCCTGACTTCCGAGCTCTCCTACCCTGTGGATATGTCTCCTGAGTCTGATTTCGTTGAGCTCGCGCTCTGTGCGCCTTGGTCGAAGACGCCATTCCGAGACAACGATGGTGTCGCCGACTCCGTCATCACCGATATCAGCGCTGGCGGCGTCGTTACAGTAACCACCGGGCCTGCTTTTGTTGCCGGTCATCTGGTCCAGTTCTCTGGGTTCACTCTTGCTTCCAACAACGGTGTATTTCTGTGCACAACCGGCTCGGCCACTGTTCCTGCCTTTGCTGGCGCAGGCTTAACGGCTCAGCCGGTTCCTCCAGCGACGGCAAGAATGAAAGTTGTCGGCTTCCGCGGTGCCGCGGGCGACATCACGGCAACTGCAACTGGCTTGGCATCAACCGTTCTGAACTTCACGACACTCGGCCTTCAGGTCGGGCAGTCCGTCAAGATCGGCGACTTGACTGACGCCAACACCTTCGCATTTCTCGTCACCGCGGGCGCCGCGAAACGCAGAGACGCATGGGGCCGTATCACTGCGATCACAGCAACTGGGCTTACTCTGGACAACTTGACTTCTGGATGGGCGGTCGATGCTGGAACCGGCAAGACGATTACGGTCTTTTTCGGCGACACCATCAAGAATGGCGTCCAGCGTTATGCAGGAACTTTTGAAGAAGGGTTCATGGATCACACCAATCCGAGCCCGACTTACCTCCGGTTCAACGGGCAGGCGATCAATACTGCAAAATGGACCTTCACGGTTCGGGAGCAGGCGATGTCGGAATACACCTTCATCGGCATGGCAGGTTCCTCAAGTCTGACCACGCTTGATGCTGTTCCAGATCCAGCAACAACGACACGCGCTATGGCGGCCGGCGTCAACATGAACCGGATTTCGGAGAACGGCACCTGCATCGCTAACCCGAACTTCCTGCAATCGCTCGAAATCAACATCAACAACAATCTCCGGCAGATCGATGCTCTGAAGTGCGGTGAAGATGTCGGTCCTTCGACGATCAACTGGGGTTCCTGTGACGTCACGGTTTCGGCTCCGGTCTACTTCGGCGACCGCAACATGCTGGCGAAGCTTGATGACGGCACCCCGACCAATATGTATTCGGTCAACCGCAAGGACAACCAGGCCCTGATCTTCTCACTTCCAAGACTGACGCTTACGGGCGACTCCCCTTCGTCCGGCGCGAAGAATACTGACACCATGCTGACAATTTCAGCGATGGGTTCTTTGGACCTTCTGACCAACGCCCAAATTGTGATCGACCGTTTCGATTACTGGGCTTGATCTTTCCAAATCCGCCGACACGGGTGCGTTTTGCGCGCGCAGAAAAGGTGGCCGATCTGTCGGGGTCGGCCACCAACCTCCGACAAGGAAATCTGAAATGACAATCAAACTCTCCAGCCTCAAGGCTGATCTCAAACGCGAAGCCGAAGGCGACTGGATCGAATATCCGGATTGGAAGGGCGTCGCGTTTAATGTGACGTCGCCGCTGGCCCCGGTATTCGCAACGGCCCGCGATCTGAAACTTCAGGAACTCACCAAGAAGTTCAAAGGGGAAGAGATTCCCGCGAAGGAATCCGAAGCAGTCATGGCGGAACTCTATGCCGAGCACATCCTCAAGGACTGGCGCGGGCTTGACGAGTCCTACACCTATGAAAAGGGCCGTGAAATCTGCACCGCCCCAGAATACCGTAACGTCTTCAATGCCATCGTCTGGTGTTCCGGCCGCCTCTCCCGCATCGAGGCTGAGTTCGTGGAGACGGAAGCAAAAAACTCCGGGAAGCCTTCCGCTACAGTTTAGAGCAGGAAGGCACTCAGGGCTGGCTCCGTGAGCTTGCAGAGCTTGAGCCGGATGTGGTCAGACCTGAAGACGTCGCGGAGAAGCCGCATTTCGAATCGAAGCATTTCCACTCGCTTTACTGGCGGGCATGGGAATGCCTCAGGTTTGACAGGCACTACGGCGCCATGGGCGGCGAAGGCCCGATTCCTTACATGGTGATCTCTCAATACGCCCGAGACAACGGCATCTCCGGCAACGACTTCCGGATATTCCACATCCTGCTTTCCGGCATTGATGCGGAATGGCTGAAATACGCCGCGGAAAAACAGAAGCGTGAGGCTGCGAAGAATGGCTAATCAAGAACTTCGCAGCCTCATGATTACAGCGAACTTTAACGCTGATGGCGTAACAAGGGCGGCCAACACGATAGAAGTCGCGACTGCCGGGATGTCGCGCTCCTATGGCGTAGCCGGGACAGCTCTGGGCAAAATGCAGAGGGCTTTTGACGACGGGGCAGGCGGCTTCCAAAAAATTGAACGCTGGATAAACCAAACAAACTCGGCATGGGCGCTCGGAAAAGTTTCAACTGATAATTTTGCTGCATCCATAGTGGCGATGACGCAAAAGACGGGAGTTTCCCTTAATCCGCTCAATCTTCTTCAGGCAGAACTTGTGGGTGCCGCTGAGGCGGCGACAATTGCCGCAAAAGAGTTGGCTAAATTAAATAATGTTGAGATTGACATCGGTTCTTTACTCGGCGCGAGATCTGAATACGACAAGCTCTTTGCAGCACAACTCCGTGCCGCTGAAGCAATCCGAAAGATCAACCAGCAAGAGCGCGAAGGCGCTATTTCGGCAAGGCTCGCAAATTCTGCAAGGGCGGAAGCATCTGCCGCACTCAAATCCGAGATCATCGCCCTAAATGAAGCGGCCAGGGCAACTGAGAAACTGAATCAGCGGCGAAGGGAAAGCGCGGCATCCATAGTCGCGTCAAAAACTATCCGCCCAGATCGCGGTTCCGACATTGCGGCTGCATTCGCGGCGAAAGATGCCGACGAACAAATCAGGGCCTCCGTCAATCCAAGGTTCGGACTTATCACTCAATACACCAAGCAGATCACTGAATGGAGACAGCAGCAAGCTGCTGGAAAATTCTCCGCAGAAGAACTGACTGAGGCAATAAATCGTCAAAGAACGGCAACGCTTGCGGCCATATCTGCGCTGAAAGGCGCGAGGACTTCCGACCAGAATGATTCACTTAGGGCCAGCTATGATGCAGTTTTTGCAGCCCAGCTTCGGTACAAGAAAGAGCTTGAAAACATTGATCTTCTTGAGAAGAACGTAGCGAATTCAACCGCTATAGCCTCTCAGGCGAGGGTGAGGGCCGCCCAAACTCTTAATCAAGAGATCGCCGCGATCCAGAACAGGAATGCCGTCCAAGCTCAAACATTGACCAGCGCTCAAGAGCGCATTCAGTCCGCGGCTGGACGGCGGGTCGGAGAAACGCCATTCGGCAATTTCACCCCAGAGGAGAAGCTCAACGTCAGGGCCTCCATCGACCCGCGCGCCAAGCTGCTCCTCGAATACACGAAGCAGAAGCAGTTCTACACTGCCGCCGAGCGCGAAGGCATCATCACAGCGGACGCCGCGACTGAGGCGATCAAGCGTCAGCGTCAGGCAACTGTTGACCATATCGAGTCCATCAAAACCGGCGTCAGTGTTTATGAGATTCAGCGTCGTCGCAATCTAGTCAGCGGGATTGATCCATCCCGCGCCAATCGTCAGCAGAACTTCAATTCAGCCAACATCGCGGCGCAATTCCATGATATCTTTATCACCGCCCAAGGCGGCATGAGCATCGGCCAGATCGCTCTCCAGCAGGGTACCCAGATCAGTGCAGTTCTTGAGGGAATGAAAAACACCGGCGCATCTGTTGGCTCGACGCTTAAGGCCGCGTTCCTCTCCGTTGTTTCGCCGCTGTCTCTGATCACCATTGGTGCAGTTGCAGCCGGCGCTGCTTTGATTAAGTGGGGATTTTCTGGAAAAGATTCAGCCGAGAAGCTTACCGATACACTGAAGAAATTTAGAGACGCCCAAAAGGAAGTCGCTCAAGGCTACATTGACCGGGCTAATGCACAGACCAAGGCCGACTCGGACAGCCAGAACATTCTGACCTTCCGGTCACGCGAAGCTGCGCAAGCCGTAGAAGATCGCCTGAAGGACCCGGACACCATCAGGGGTCTTAAGTCGAGGTCCACTCCGTTTTTTTCAGACCTGAGAGACAATGCGGCTCTGGTTAAGGCTGTCCGCGAACTCAGAGACGAGGCAAAGGGCGGCGTCCCAGACTTCGATAAATACCGTCAGGCTCTTCTCGACATTGCCAATGATGGCAGCTTCGTGAAGGCGACGCGCGAACGCGCCAAAGCGCTGATCGAAGAATCCAAAGAACTCAGGGATGCCCAGCTTTCCCTTGAAAAATACCGCACGGAAACCTCGAAGGGATTTCAGATCAGAGGCGAAGAGTCCTCGATGTCCGCCCTTGAAGATATGCGAAGAAGGGAAAGAGTCCAACTGGGAAGAGAGACCGCAGCCTTCAAGGCTTCCATGATGGAGTCCACGGCGGTCACCCCGACGGAAAAAGCTGCCGCAGCAAGAGCCTCATCTCTGGCTGGTTCGGTTGGGGATGACCCCTATCTTCGCAATGCCAAGGCCGGCCTCGCGGAGAGAAAAGCTCTGTTCGAGGCCGAGCGTTCACTAAACAATCAGCTTTCCCAGATGCGAGCGTCTTTTGATGCCGATATGTCCGGCATCGGAGCGAAGTCTCCGCAGGAAAAGGCATCCTTGGCTCGGGCTCAAGCTTTGGCCCAGGCTGATCCGCTCGAAGACAAGCATCTCACCAACCTCCGCGCCGAGATCGCGTATACGAAGACGCTCACCGAAGCCACGTATGCTCTTAGTGAGGCTCAGCAGGAGCGAGTCCGCAATCTTAACGAGACCGTGGCTCAGCAACAGTTCGAACTTGGGCTTATTGGCAAGACATCAGTCGAAGCGGCCGGACTCAGGTTTGAGTTCGAGAAGATCAATGCGCTGAAGTCTGACGCATTGCGCAATGGCGGGCTCATCGACCCTGCGGAAGTTGACGTTATCAGACAAGCCGCCGCTGAAATGCAGCGCCTCGCCGAAGCGGCAGCAAAAGCCAATCTCTACAACGACCTCAAGTTCGAGCTCGATCAACTCGGAAGAAGCCCGCAGGATCAAGCCATAGCTTCAAGACTTCAGGGCGCCGGCCTTCGTGTCGATCTGAATTCACCTGAAGCCCAGATGATCCGCCAGATCGAGCAGGTCAAGGATTTGAAATCCGGCATCTCCGATTTTGCCTCAGACATCCGCTCATCGTTCCTTGAAAACGGCGGTGATCTAGGAGACGCATTCGGCAATGCCGTCCGTAACGCGGCAATGAAGCAACTCGACAAGCTTGCCGAGGTCGGCATCGAAATGCTCTCACGCGGCCTCTCAGGGCTTTTCGGCCTCGGAGGAGGTTCAGGTCAATCCGGCTTCGGAAGCTCGCTGGCGGGCGGCTCTGCGGCTCTATTCAGTCTTCCAGAGTTCAGGGCGGGAGCCAACGACAACTACTCCAAGGGGGCGGTGCAGCGCGCAGCCATACCGCCGATCTCCGCAAGGGATGTCGCGTCGAATATCGTTGACCTCTCCACTCGGACAAGGTTTCCATCGGCAGGCCAAACAAAAACAGGAATACCTCTCTCGAAAATCGGCATTCAGGGCCTCAATGCAAAAGTTGCCAGCCCTTACGCCGACAGGTTTCAGGGGCTTCTCAGTGATCTTGATAAGCAGGGGTATAAAATAAGGAGCCTTGGCGAAGGTGGATACTCGTATCGGAAAGTCGCCGGCTCAAAGAATCTTTCGAGACATTCGTTTGGCGAGTCTATCGACATCAACCCAAATGAAAACCCCCACAGCTACGTCAAGCGCACGGACATGCCGTCCAATATAAATGAACTAGCGAGAAAGAACGGTCTTCGCTGGGGAGGGAATTGGAGGAAGCCTGACACCATGCATTTTGACGTTGATAAAAGCGTCAAGATGCCGTCTATGCCTAAAATCGATGTCTCATCCGAAACTACAGGTTCGATTTCCGCCGCCGCGCAGGCGTCCGCCGATTTTACTAAAACAACCACAGCCGCGTCGAAGTCTGTAAGCGGCTTCGACAGCGGCATCAATTCGGCGGCGAAGAGCCTGTCCAGTGTTGGTCAAGCCGCGTCTGGCGGCGGGGCATCAATGGGCGGCGGAGGAGGTGGCGGAGTCGGCGGCATGGGCGGCTTTGGCGGCATGTTTGCCGGTCTAGCCATGGGCCTTCTGTCGTTTGGCCTGATGAGTCTGTTCAAGAAGAAAGAGTCGAAGGAAGTCAAATACGATACGTCAAGCCCGCGCAGCTATGGGGCCTACTCATCCAGCTACCCAAGCAGAAATCCGGTTTCCGGGTCGAGGTCAGCAGGACCAAGCGGCGTCCACCTCACCGTTGGTTTTGCGAAAACAAACGGTGGCATTGAGCCGCTTATCCAAAACGTGGTTCAGTCCACCGCCCCAGATATCGCCAAGCGGGAGGCTTCGAATGCGGTTGGCAGATACGATGAGGTTCAGACGAGAGGCGGACTACAGCAGAAGCAGCACGCCTATTCAAGATTCAAGAGGTAGCCGATGTCAATATATACCGGCTTGCCTGTATTGAATGTTCCATTCCTTCGCCCGGAGTCGATGTCTTTCGATACTCCCGGAGGAGGAATCAGCGGCGGCAAAAACATTTTCGAGCAGTCGGTATCAATTGGCTTGACTGGTGGTCCGGTTGTCATCGGCTCCTATCAGCAATGCTATATTCACGGCGACGAGCAGTTCGAGTATGTGAACTGGCTGGGGGCCAGACTGAACGGTTCCCATCGCTTTATCAACGTCCCGATCATCACTGATTATTCTGGTCCGTTTCCGACGAATGCCCAGGGCGTCAAGACGTCAATGATCTCCGGCATCCCTCATTCCGATGGGTCGTTTTTCTCTGATTCTTCTGGCTACAGCCAGGCCACGGTTAATGCGACGATACAGCCGGCAGCCCTGAATGCAGGCATCGTTACGGTAAACGTCACAGGGGCCTCGCGGGACATCAGATTCTCAGAATGGTTTTCTGTTTATCATCCCAACAAGGGTTGGCGGGCCTACAGGAACTGGGAGATCATTTCAAAAACTGGGACAACGACACGGACTTATGTTCTCGCAATTTCTCCGTCTCTGAGGGAAGCTGTTACGTCGGTTCAGGAAGCCCGGTTCTCCAGACCTCTTTGCGCAATGAAGTTCCCACAAGGGTTCACGTTGCCGTTTGCCGCAAAGAAATACTGGGAAGACATGGCTGATCTCAGATTTGAGGAGGCCTACTGATGGCGCGTGTTCCGGATAATGTCGTTGAGGCAATGAGAGGCAGTCACCTCCTCGGCATTTTTCTCCACATCGCAACAACACCTCCGACGCGGGTCTGGTTTGGCATCAACGACATCCCTGCTGGTATCGAAGGAGTCGATCCGACGACGCAGGAAACCTATATTGGCGGCGGCTGGCTGCGAGAAATCCCGAACCTTGAAATTCTTCTGAACGGAAGAGCAGAGCGCGCCGACTTCATTCTCAGCGGCATCAAGCCTGGAGATGTCGCTCAAGTCGATTTTGATGCTTTGACCACCTCAATCAGAGGCAAGGAGTTCAAGATCGGAATCACAACTCTGGATCAATACTATCAGCCGATGAGCGCGATCATTCCGCTGATCTCTGGGAAAGTCTCACACCCGACAGAAAGCTCGCCGACGGTGTCTGGGCAGGAATCTCCTAGTGTCACTCTTGGGTTGTCGGTTGGTTTTGGTTCGACGACACGGGATCGGGCATCTCAGGTTCTGTGGTCTACACCGCATCACAAGGCAAAATTCCCGACAGACAAGTTCTGCGATCAGACCGCAAGACTTGAACGCGGTTCAAATCCGAGCTGGCCAAGGGGTGCATAATGGATGTTCATGACTACTTGGAGCGCGCCGGCCGGAAACCTTGGATATGGGGCGGCGGCTTGTCTGGGTTCAATGGACAAGACTGCACGCTGTTTACCGCAGATTGGGCGATGGTTGTCAGCGGCACAGATCCCGGAGACGGAATCCGTGGAACCTATGATGACGAAGCTGGCGCCCTTGCTGTCCTGAAGATGGGCGGAGGAGTTTCCGAGTTTGTCGAGACAAGGCTGGTCCGCGTTGGCTGGACCCGTGTCGGATTTCCCAGAGACGGAGACATCGGCGTTGTCAGGGCTCCTCTGGCCCCCATGGGGATTACAGGAGATATTCCTGCGATTTATGCCGGAGGACTCTGGGTCATCAGAACCGCACACGGACAGAGGGCCTCAAACTTTTCATATAGCGCGGCGTTTCGGGCATGATGCATCGCGCGGTTAACGCCCCTATATTCATCAACGATCACTATCTATGGGGCTCAACGCATCTTTCAAAATTTGAGTTGATGAGAGCAAGGTCGGCCAAAATACCGGGGCTTGAGACATTAATCTTCTACGGGCTCACCGCTCTGGCTCCGGGCCTTTCGAACGCCGCCCTTGGTTATCTCGCTACGGCTCTGACCGGTCTCGCCACAACAGCGGTGACAACAGGGCTATCCTATCTTCTAATGCCGAAGCCGCCAAAATCGGCAGATGGAAAGGCTCCTAAAACCCAGTCGATCCCTCCGTGCATCTTCGGCACCGGAACAAACCGGATCGCGGGTTATTTTGTGCTCTGGGAGGCAGTAGGGGCCGCGTTGATGTCTGTCCAGGCAATCGCCGCTCATCCTATTGACGGTTACGAAAAATTTTATCTCAACGACAATGTCGTGACTCTTGGTGCTGGCGGAGCGGTAACATCCGCCATCCCAAATGACGGCAGATACAATACGTGGGTCGTCATCGGATCAAGGCTTGGGGCCATCCCTGAGACACCATATGCCAATATCGTAAATCTTCTTGGCTCCCAAGGAATCTGGACGAATGAACACAGAGGTGACGGGCAAGCCTCCATATCCATGTATGCTTACTGGCCTGGGCCGAAGGATGGATCGAAGATATACCCCTACGGGGCGCCTCAACTGTCGGCTGTTCCGAGGATGGCAAAAGTTTTTGATCCCAGGGACCCCGCACAGTCCCCGACAAATCCGCTGACATGGACATTTAGTAAAAATGCCGCTCTGGGACTCCTCTGGTATTGGTGTTTTTGTGAGTTTGGACCAAAAAAAGATTACAACAAAGCTATTCTTCCTGTTGTGGAACGCTGGAAGGAGGAGGCCAACATCTGCGACGAGCCGGTTGCAAGAGCGATCGGCGGAACCGAGCCGCGTTATGAAGCCAACGTCTGGGCGACAAC